CAAGGACCGACTTTCGCTCCGACCACTCAAGGACCGACTTTCGCTCCGACCACTCAAGGACCGACTTTCGCTCCGACCCCCGCACCGACCTTTGCTCCGTCTAATTCTATAGGAGACACCACGCTTGCACCGACAACGACTAAAGCAACGGTCACCTATAATCCAGAAACAACCGCGGCGCAAATAGGTATAAATAATAAGAATCATTATAAACATAATGGTGTTACGGTGTCTCCATCGAATATTAACAGTTTATTAAATAATGAGGACAGAAGAGCTGAAAATATGAATCATAATGGTGAATCCGATGATGGTTCCCATGAAGATGTCTTTTACCCAGCGAGTAATTCTGAAAAATGTAAATCGATGCCACTAAGAATCTAAATTATTCTATTTAAATTATTCTATTTATATAATGCTATTATATCCCTTTTTATACCCATTTCTCTTATTGTTATTTACTTTAATAGTTGTATATTTAATTTGTTTTAAACCAGAACCATTTATACCAGGTAAAACATTTGCAAGATATTATAAACCCCAATCATGTACAAGCGATAATGATTGTTTCAAAGGAAGTTTATGGAGGTCGGCCATCTATCAGGATGTCTGTCAACCAGAAGGACCCTTAAATCGCACCAAAAAACCACTCGTTACAGATTGTATAAGATATTTATGATTAACAAAAACTGTCAAACTCCTTTGATAACTTTTGTTTCCTAAATTTAGAATTAGGATTCCAATAACACCAATATAACCACCCATAAATTTTATAGATCGAATTATAATAAAGAACACTTTCAGATTTGAGTAGAAGAGTCTGTTTTTTAAAATCATTAAGGAATAAATACGAAATATCGACATTTGTGGATTGTATATTTTTCCATAACAAGGAATTGTTAATAGCAAGTTTTTTATAATTATTCTGTTTTACCGCTTGATTAAAATTGGTGTTTCGGTCCTTTTCGTTGATTTCAGTTTCTAGATAATAGGTTTGATCCAAACTATAAACAAATGAAGTATTCGTTTGGAAACTGAGATACGTGGTATGTAGCAAATATTTTTTGACGAAATATTCGCTAAGATAGCTATTATAATTTATATTATTATCATTCAAGTAGTGATATAAACACATCTCAAACGATTGGTAAATAGAATATTTACATGTATCTCCACGAAATGTATGATTATTTGTTTCACATCTATGATGAATATAGTTGTCTCGATTGAAATCTTTAATAAGAGGAATAATTTCTTCTTCTAAGATATTTTTGCCAATATTATGAATAATAACTTTAATAAATAAATTATTAAGTAGTAAATTCGTATTTAAATTCGGAGTAAGAATAATCGAAGTATAGAGTTTTTTTAACAAATCAAGATTTATAAATTTACTTTTATAAATATGACAACAGATCTCTTCTATAGAAAATAGGTCAATTAGATGAGAAACAAATTTATTAAACTGGTCATTCGTCTTTTGTTTGAGGACGGTCTTAAGAGAAATCGACATATATTTATTTAAAATTTAGTGTTTAACTTAACAGATAAAAATAGGAATAGTTCAAATGTATTTAAATAGTAAAAAATTATTTATTGATGTATCTATTCGAAAATACCAGAACTACCTTAAAACTAGCGCGTGATAATATTGTGAATAGTAGTTTGGTTATTTGTTCTCAAAATAAAGAAACCATTACAAAGTGTCTATTGTTCATTATAGGATTTACAGTAACTTCATTCATAACAGGTGATTATACAGGATTTTATTATTTTTATTGGTTTCTATTAGGAGTTCTCTCTACGGTAGGGTTTGGGTTCGGGTTACCGACAGGTACCTTATTTCTAATACCCCATATAATCGCCAACTATAATTCACCAGGGGCGATTGGAACGGAGGTATACTGGAAATCCCTTCCAGTTGTTCTCAGTTGGGGTATCGGAACTGCAATCGGAGAATTACCACCATACTATCTTGCTAGATATAATCAACATGAATATCTAGAATATGTCAAAGATTATACGAACTATATGGTCTACCTAAAGAAAAATAGTTTCCTATTTATTACTGTAGGATCTTCGTGGCCGAATATGACATTTGATTTTGTAGGAATGATGTGTGGGTTAAATAATATATCTGTTCTAAATTTTATAATACCAACCATACTAGGAAAAGCCTTTATCAAAGCACCATTCCAATTATTCTGTGTCATCTATTTTTATTCTGAAATCTCACCACAACTTCTATCACCACCAACCTATATAGCGTCTATCGTAAATGTAATCTTTAGTGGTGTAATCCTAGTCTTTATTTACAAAACAATTAATACCTTAGCAAATAATGAATTAAAATCAAAATTGATTAAAAAAAAGACAATTCCGATAGATAAATGAAATCTCTAATTATCCTTGAATCTGGGACAAAAATCGATAAATTTAAAAAGATTCTTGGAAAAACCGATTATGTGTTTTGTGCCAGTTTTGGTCATATTCGAGATTTAGAACAAAAAAAAATGTCAATCGATATAGAAAATGGCTTCAAACCTACTTTTAAAACGATCCCTGGTAAAAATAAAGTGATTAATACGATTAAAAAGTTGTATAAAGAATGTGATCGGGTTCTCTTAGCGTGCGATAATGATCGAGAAGGTGAAAGTATTTCGTGGCATCTCTCAGAAGTTCTAAAATTAAAACCAACTGAAAGGAAGCGTATGATCTTTAATGAGATTACTACAGCCGCGGTGATTGAGGCCGCTAAAAACCCAAAAGATATTAACATGAATATGGTTTATGCACAACAAGCAAGGAGACTACTTGATCGAATTATTGGATTTACCATCTCACCCATTCTATGGAAACATATACAGAATTCATATAATAAAGAAAAAACCTTATCAGCTGGTAGAGTTCAAAGTGTTGTTCTGAATCTTATTATAGAACGAGAAGAAGAAATCAGTAAATTTAAAAGCGAAAATAGTTATAAAATCACGAGTCTTTTCATTAGTTCTGGAACAGATCTAAATTGTGATCTGAATAAAGAAATCAAAAATAAAGAAGAAACGACAACATTTTTAGAACAATGTATAGAGACGACTTTTAGAGTCGATGCGATTAACAAAAACAAATTAGTAAAAAAAGCATCACCTCCTTTTATTACCTCGAGTTTGCAACAAGAATCCAGTAATCGATTTAAGATGTCGCCGAAAAATACGATGTCTGTTGCTCAAAAATTATACGAGAAAGGACATATTACCTATCATCGTACCGATTCGATTATTCTTTCAGAAGAGGCTAAACAAAATCTTCAAAAATTTATTATTGAAAATTATGGCGAGAAATACTATAAAAATAATAAATTTGAAAATAAAGTTAGTAATTGTCAAGAAGCACATGAAGCAATTCGACCCAGTGATATATTTAATACACCAGAAGATCTGGAACCAATGGAAGAGAAATTGTATAATCTTATAAAAGAACGCACCCTCTCAAGTTTAATGGCCGATTCCAAATCAGAAATTACAGCCTCAATTATTAAAAGTGAAGACATCGAAAAATATTACTTTATCTATAAAACCGAAAAGGTGTTATTTGATGGATTTCTGAAATTACAAAAGAAAAAGGAACAACCCAAAAATACTCGACTAACGAAGGGTGAGGAAATTGATTTTAATACGATTAAAGCGACCGAAAAGTATACGAAAGCTAAATTGCGATTTACAGAAGCTGGTCTAATTAAAAAACTGGAAGACCTTGGGATTGGGCGACCCAGTACATATGCCTCTATGACGACAATTGTTCAGGATAGGAATTATGTAGAGAAACGTGATATCGAAGGTAGTGATATAGAATTAGATGTTATCGAGATTAATAAAAAGGACAAACTGTTACATTCGAGTCAATTTAAAACCAAAAGTGGTGTCGAAAAACAAAAACTAATACCCACAAATATAGGCGGTATCGTCAATGCCTTCATGGTAAGTAATTTTAAATTTCTAATTTCTCCAGATTATACTTCGAGTATTGAACAAAAATTAGATGAAATTAATCAAGGTAACTTACATTGGTATGATTTTCTTAAAAATGTATATTCGGATCTAAAAGACAATAGTTCTATCCTGATTAATACGAAGAGTCTCGAGAAGGATAAATATAAACGGATTCTAGGAAAACACCCTGAAACGAAAGGAGAAATTGTTTGTTATATTGGGACATATGGACCAGTTGTAAGACATACCAATAAATCGAAACAGAATTATTCACCTGTTACTGGTATCAATCTTGAAGATTTAACACTCGAAGATGCAATAACCTTGCTTCAATATCCTAAAAAATTGGGTAAATATAAAAACAAAGAAGTAATTATTAAAAAGGGTAAAAATGGACTCTATCTTAATTATGAGAAAAAAAACATCTCACTAAAAAAGGACTGTAGTTTAGAAGAGGCGACAACACTTATTACGTCTCAAAAAACGAATCTAATTAAAAAAATTAATAGTGATATTATTATAAAAAATGGCCAATATGGACCCTATATCCACTATAAGAATAAATATTTTATTAGCATTAAAACCGATCCAAAAACCTTGTCGGAAGAGGAGTGTCTAAAAATTATAAAAAGGAAATATAAGAATTAGGCATTATACGCTTTCGGTTCTTCGACTTCTTTAAAGTCATTCGGGTTGAAAATGGCACCCTGACACCATTCTTGATTCTGTACAGTTAGGTCATTTACAATCATTTTACGACTGGTTCTTTCATTAAATAATCCTCCACCAGTATGATCCTTAAAAATAGAATCAAGTTCAGACGAAGAATCATATTCTACAAGTTTATCGTGAATATTAAAGGTTTTGTGGCGGTCGGCCTTTTTATTAATATTAAGAAGATAAGCTTCATCATTCATATACCCCATATTTTGTTTGTAATAATGGTCATTAAAGGTATCCTTTTCTTCTAATAGTTTCTCGGAGGAGAGAGGATAGATGGAATCATGACGATCATATTTTTTAGGATTCGTACTTTCACGTACCCGTGGTCGAGGCGGTAAAAGATTATTTTTTGTTTTACAATCGACTGGTTTAAATCGTTTGTAGATTTTATTATTCTCAGCACATTCTTTATTATAATTATTATAGACGACTGGTTCAAACTCTTGTGGTAGAACAGGTGCGAATTGAGTGCAAATATTGGGTTTCTCCTTTAAGATCTGCTGATATAAAGACATTTAGTATTATATTATATTTTATTTATTTATTTTTTAAAATTGATTCTAAAATAAGAGATTCGATATAATACACCTTACAAGGAACATGACCACTGAAACAGAAAAAAAGAATCCCTATAATTTCAATAACAAACTCGTAACGAAGGATTTCATCGAAGAGACTCTTCATAAGTATGAAATTTATGAAATCAAGAACCTAAAAATTTACCAACAAGCTTTTACTCATAAATCCTATTCTATCACCAAAAACAATTTAGAAGATCTTGTGGAGAAACCAGAAGGTGGACTGGAATTAATGGAAAAGGATCTAGAACGAATTGAATTCCTTGGAGATTCAGTACTTGGATTGGTGATTGCTAAATATTTGTTTGAAAGATATCCCAATCAGAATGAAGGATTCCTAACAAAACTCAAAACCAAATTGGTAAATGGAGAAGCACTGGCCTATTTCTCTAAAGAACTCGAATTTAGTGAATATATTCTAATGTCTAGACACATTGAAGATAAATGTAATG